CCTGTTCCTCAATGAGGCGTTCCTGTCTTCGCAGGAGCATGAGCGGGAGAGCGACATCCTGCTCGGCATATTGCCCCACGTATCGCCCAGGAAGCTTGTGCATTCCTGTCCGGCGGTCCACTCCGAACGCGCGGCATGCCTCTTCCAGGAGATCGACGTCCTTTCCTGGGACCCCATGACGCTCGGCGATGCTTTGCATCGAATAGCTGTTGTGGAGCTCACAGATCAACGGATCCGCGATCTGAATGTCTCTGAACCGCTTGATCCTGGGAAAGGTGATTCCCTCTTTCTGCAGGTGGTCGATGTCATAGGGCAGGTTCGCCCCGACCACGATGCCGGTGAAGCTCCTTGTCTGATGTCTGAGATAGGCGAGCGCCTGATCGACGTCCACATTGTCGCCGCCGAGATGACGGATCGGCACGTAGTGCTTCGGTCCATCTTCGATGGCGAAGCTGTAGCCACAGATGTAGGCTCCACGACGGACCCCAGGTCCCAGCTGTTTCAGATGGGGGTCGCAGGTCTCTGTGTCAACGGCCACCCTCTTCGCGCCCTCCCATGAGGGGAGACTCGAGAGATCGGGTGGCCGCCAATCAGTCTTCGGTTCAAACAGCGGCAGCTGAAGAGCCACTCTCCGCCTCTTTCCGCAACTTGTCGATGCACGACAACGCCATGTCGAGATCCTCGACGTGTTCCCATCGGGTCAACAGCATCACGAAAGTCTGCTCCTCTGGCCCCAGAGAGTTCGCCTGGGCGAACTCAAAGATCTCCTGAATCGGAGCCTTGCCTCGAGGACCACGACCATTGGTGAGGAACAATTCCCTCACCTTGACCGTGAAATGCTCTGCCTTGTTGAGGTCCTGGAGACCATTCTTCTTGCGCCAGCGGGTGACGTATTTCGTGGCGCAGCCCTCGAGATAGCCGATGCCGTTGTCCTCAACAAAGTCCCAGTGCTGCTTGCCGGTCGAGGTCTTGTAGTGATCACCAGCGACCTGGATATCATTCGCGCTCTTTGTCTCACTCACGCCGCTTTCTCCTCTCGTTGAATTCTCTCCACCGCCCAGCGGATGACTCCAGCCGCTCGGGCGGACTCGGCCATCCATTCCGGAGTGGTCACAAGCTCGAACAGCTTGTCTGCTGGGTGTGGAAGCCCCGCCGTTCGGATGAAGTGGGTGAGCTCCTCGATGCCCTCCCGAACCTCTGTGTTCCCCATGCGAAGCTGGTCGTGACACCAGAACAGGAAGTCAAGCCAATCGCACGCCTTGAACTTTGCACGATCCTCTGCTGAGAGAGCATGCTCATCCGGAACCTCCAAGTCATTGGAGATGAGCGACTCGATCTTGCCCACCATCTCCTTCATTCCAGGAGTGTGGCGCAGCATAGGGGCTGGAATGTCACCAACCCATGGTTCGGGGGCGTCATGCAGAAGACACAACGGACCGAGACGAGCGAAATCCTCTGGCCAGAGCGCATACAGCAAGACTGCGACACCCCACTGATGGGCGGCGTTCGAGTATGAACCCAGATGGGGGATCCCGTGACATCTCTCCACTCGGCCACCGTGTCGCAGATTGCGAATTCTTGTGGCGAGCTTTGCAGTCTTCTGTTTTTCCAATGTCATTCTCTACTCCTCGTTGGCATGAGCACCGCCGTCTTGGGCTCTCTCGAACCTGACACGGCGTCTTACAATCCAATCGGCACACGCGATGGCCCAATCTGGGGCGGCGCATTGCCGCAATATCTCCAGAGCGCCATCGTATCTGTCGACTCCCTGGGTGGTCTTGAAGTGGCGGTGAGCCATGATGATTGGCACCGCGACCCTGCGGAAGAATGGGTCGCGCAATCCCACGACAACACCCTCGTCCAGCATCATCAGGAGATCTTCCATCCATTGCTCCACGGGAGTGGAGACCATCGGATATGGAGAGACGTGGCCGAGCTCGTAGAGATCAGACTCCTGTTCCAGCGGGGGACGAAGCTCGTCGTGCTTGGCGAACACATTCTGATAGGCGTGGAAATTGTTCGAGATCTGCCAATAGTGTCCGATCGGAATTCCAGTCCACGCGGCCATGAATTCTTGCATCATGCTGAAATGGACAGCGTTCGCCCCATACGCGCCCCAGATCATGTCGTTTGAACGACAACAGACTGTCATGTCAAGACTTCCCTCGACTGAGACACCCAGATAGACCTGAGTGTTGCAGGGGACGTCCCTTCCATCGCGATCAAGATCTGTGTCAGCGTCCCACATCTGGAGGACGCAGCGTCGGTCATCCTTGTTCTCACGAAGCCTCTTGGCGATCACCGCCAGTTGATCTCTGGTCCCTGTCTCCTGAGGCAGATGAAACCAAGAACGCCAACGCTTCCCGTAGGCTCCGTGGAGAGTGACTCCGTCATCACTGAATCGACTCATGGGAGCGAACTGGGAGACCGAGTGGACATCGTTGCGACCGGCGATCATCCACAGTCCCTCGAAGAAATGGAAGAATGGATTCGCGTCTCTCCAATTCTGGAACACCACTCGTTCCTGGGGACGATGATAGTGGGTCGTCACTGGCCCATCCATCACCAAGACCTTCCCATTGCGGCTCTCACGCTCGAGACCCTGGGTCTTGAGCAATTCCATCCCCACGGGCAGGATTTGCCCGACATTCCGACCAGCGATGACGTGCAAGGAACTCTCCTAGTGAACGGAGACTCGCCTGAAATCAAAGACCTCGGCGTTTATCTCCCAGACCATGCCTGAACTCTTCCCCTCGAGACATGTGGCCTCAATGGAACTCAGCTCGCCGGTCTCATAGTCCCGCTCAAGCTGAGTGACGATCACAGTGTGGTCTCGAATGATCATGTAGTCGCCGATTGAGGGATCGGATTTCTCGCCGCAGAAAAACGCTGCTTCGGGTGACCTTGACACAGTCGCTCCCTCTCATACTTGTCGAACTCACACAGCGTGTGCTCGACCTCGCGCATCTCCCAGGAGTCGAGCCCTCTCTCGTGGGCGTCTTCCAGGAGCGCCCTCATCTCTGTGCACGCGACTCCCTGCGACAAGCCCTTGTCAAGAGGGCGATCCTGCAATCGGTTGAGACCCCGAACAGCGCCGGGTCCGGCATTGGCCCACTCGAACACGTCTGGGGCCTTGCAGAGCAGGTCTGTGTGGCGGAGGTCGGTGACTATCTCATAGGCCATGAAACCACCCAGATAGGGGAACTTCACAAGCCACTCGTGCACCTCCTGGAGAGAAAAGTCTCCGGGCTGAGAGAGAAGAGCATCACACATCTGCTCGAGCCCCACTGGGAGATCATACCCAGGAGGACAATGCTCTTGCTCGGTCAGCCACTCAAGGCATTGGATGATTCCCTCGAGCTTGTTCATCCCGTTGGGTGTCTTGATGATGTAGGCCGCGTTGGTGAGAGGTCGGAATTCTGAAAGAGCCATTCTCATGATGTGAGGCTCGAACCGACGATAGGCTGTCAGGGCGTCCAGGTTCATCGCCTCGGTGATCCTCATCACCTCCCGGGCCGTCTCGACACGGTTGAACCAACGAAACATGGCGGTCGCGTAGAACACCTCTGGACGGGATCTGAGAGGATTCCGAATATTCTCTCTGAACCACGAGGTGACCCTGTCGTCTTCTCGATGGATGTTGCAGAACCGATACTCACCCAGTATCGGATCATTGGTCCAGGGAGGACGAAGACCCTCCGCTCGACGTTCTCGGATTGCCTCACGCTCTGCGGCGTAGGCGAAGAAACGACTTACCTGGTCTTGGTTCACAGACCGAACTCCTTCTTGATTCTCTCAAACGCCTCTTCACGGGAGAGCCAGACAACCGGGACACCGGCCTCCTCGAAACGCTCGAGGACTCTCCTGTTCGTCTTGAACTTTGACTCGGTGTTCTTGGGATTCAATGGCTTGTCATTGCCACGAGCCGCTCGACGCTCTTGCACCGAGGCAAGGCAGACGTCCACGGGAGTGTCCAACCCAATGACAAGGACATTCTGCGCGCCGAACTCCTCCCTGAGCTCCACCATTCTGCGGAAGTCGGAGCAGACGATGAGTCCCTCAAACAGGACGTTTCCGAGGACAGCATTTTCGGTGACGAGATCGTAGATCTTGTCCAAGCCGTTGATGGTGTCGCACCCACCACACGCGGTCTCGTAGTGTCCAGGGACAAAGAGGTCTCGTTCAGTCTCGGGAGATTGCAAAGAATACGCGATTGGCTGCTTCCTGCCGTCCACGTGAATTGCAGCCTTCTCCTTGTAGAGTTCCATCACCTTTCGAACGAGCGTTGACTTGCCCGAGCCGGAGGTGCCACGAATGTTGATGATCATCTGAACAGAACCTCCACTCCTGGAAAGTGTCTCCACCACGCCTCCGGATCCTCGAAGCGGTCGTGATAGAGCCTGATGTCTTGTGGTCTCAGCCAATCCTCTCCTGGTCGCATCTCGTTGCGTTTGAGAAGCTCGTCGAGCGAGCGGGGAAGGACAATCGCACGAACCCTATAGCCGTGGGAATTGGCAAATTCAAGTGGCTTCTCCACATCACACCAACGAAGATTGGTGTTGGAGAGAACGATGTCGGACCTCACGCTCATCAACCCATCAATGAGATGATGGAAGGCCGCCTCAAGGACTGGTTCCACAGACATGCGATTCTCTTCCCAGAGTCTCCAATAGCGGTGCTTTGAGCCGAACAGCTGGGTTCGGAGCTCGTCCTTGGAAATCTGAACGCTGCCCTCTCCAATCAATTGACGGGCAAGCGTCGACTTGCCGGAGCCAGGAACTCCGACCGTGAATGTCAGGACTGGCTGCTTCATCAGAATTCTCTCCGAAACCCAACTCCCTCTCCGCCGAGGGTGATGCCTGTCACAGTGAAGCCGTGTTTGTGGTAGAATGC